AGAGAGAAGCTCATTTATTACTGGCGACTATATTGTTGCAGGTAATTCGCAGACAATAGGTACACAATTCCTTAAGATTTCTAATACATTTCCTACTAATTTAAGTCTATGGACAATTGTTACTGGTGGTAATGCTACTACTAATGCCACACTAACAGCTAATTTAGAAACATATTATTCATTAGCTACATCATCTACTCTTACGGCAAACAATTCTAATGCAACTAATATGACAAGTAATATTACTCGTTATTGGGAATTTTATAATACAGTAAACAAGGCTCCAGGTACATCTTCTTGGGTATCAGCAAGAGGTGGTAATAGTGACGAAGTTCATGTTGTTGTTGTAGATAATACTGGTAAAATTTCTGGTGTATCTGGTACTATATTAGAGACATATAATTCACTTTCAAGAGCTATTGATGCTTATGGTCCTCAGGGCGGTTCTAGTTACTATCCTTCTGTACTTAATAATTCATCTAATTGGGTTTGGTACTTAAACACTCCTACAGGTATGAATCATGTTGGTAATACCTCTGCCACCGTAACTGCTGCTAATTCATCCGTATTACCTAAGACATTTGCATTTACTGGTGGTGTAGATTCTCTTCCTGAAGGTGGTACTGGTGGTGCAACTAACATGTCTATGGCTGATCTTACAGCAGGATATGATCTGTTTAAATCAGCTGAAGATATTGATATTTCACTTCTTCTTGCAGGTAAAGCTGCTGGTGTTAACTATGTACAGGTTGCAAATTATCTAATCGATAATATTGCAGAAACACGCAAAGATTGCGTTGTATTCATCTCTCCAAATTATGAATCAGTAATTGGTACTACTCAAGAACCATCTGACTCTGTTGTATCATTTAGAAACAATATACATAGTTCTTCATATGCCGTTATCGATTCAGGATATAAGTATTTTTACGATCGTTATAACGATCAGTACATTTACGTTCCTCTAAACGGTGACGTTGCTGGTGCAGTTGTTAGAACAGATAACGTAAGAGATCCTTGGTTCTCTCCTGCTGGCTTTAACAGAGGTCAAATTAAGAATGTAATTAAGCTTCCATTTAACCCTAACAAAGCACAAAGAGATAATCTTTATAAAAATGATATTAATCCAATTGTTAACTTCCCTGGTCAGGGTGTTATTCTCTTTGGAGATAAAACTGCACTTGGTAAGCCTTCTGCATTCGATAGAATTAACGTACGTAGATTGTTTATTGTACTTGAAAAAGCAATTGCAACTGCTGCTAAGTTTACCCTATTCGAGTTCAACGATACATTCACAAGAGCTCAGTTCCGTAATCTAATAGAGCCTTTTCTACGAGACATACAAGGTCGTCGTGGTATCTATGACTTTAAGGTTATTTGTGACGAAACAAATAACACACCGGAAAGAATAGATAGAAACGAATTCTGGGGTGATATATACATTAAGCCAGCGCGCTCTATTAACTTCATCCAGCTTAACTTCGTAGCTGTTCGTACTGGCGTAGAGTTCGAAGAAGTTATCGGACAATTCTAAATTAATCGGGGGATACTATAATGGCTTTTAATATTAACGAAATTAGATCTAATCTTGTAGGAGGCGGGGCTCGTCCTAACCTATTCCAAGTTACTATTACTAACCCGGTTAATCCAATTGCTGATTTAAAGCTGCCTTTCTTATGTCAGGCTACTTCACTTCCAGCTTCAACAATTGCGCCGGTAAATATTCCTTATTTTGGTCGCCAAATTAAAATTGCGGGTAATAGAACATTTGAACCATGGTCTGTTAACGTAATGAACGATGAAGACTTCCTAGTAAGAAATGCTCTTGAATCTTGGGTTAACTCAATTAACTCACTTCAAGGTAACATTAATACTCTTGGCTCTTCACCATCACTTTATAAATCTCAGGCTACTGTTACTCAGTATTCTAAGGCTGGTGATGTAATAAGAACATATCAATTTAATGGTATTTTTCCAACCTCAGTTGGTGCAATTGGATTGAGCTGGGCAAGTAATGACACCATTGAATCATTTGATGTTACATTTCAGTATGATGAATTTCAAATTCTTACTGGTGTTACCGGTAATGCTGGTGGTGTTTAATCTTAATAAAGAGCCTTCCTATATATTTTAGGCTCTTTTTTTCATAAAGTATTATTAAGGTATTATTATAATGAAGCTGTTTGGCTGGGAATTTAAAAAATCAGATAACGAAACACCTATAGAATCTTTTGCTCCTGAGGTAAAAGACGATGGTGCTGTAGTAGTAGCTGCAGGTGGGTCGTACGGAACTTATATAGACTTAGAAGGTACTGTTCGTTCAGAAGCAGAATTAATTTCAAGATACCGCGAAATGTCAATGCAACCAGAAGTTGAAGTTGCAATTGATGATATTGTTAATGAAGCAATTGTATCAGATGACAATTATATTGTAAGATTAATATTAGATGATGTACGTGTAGTCTCTGATAATGTTAAAAAATTAATAGAAAGAGAATTTAAAAATATTCTTGACTTATTAGATTTTAACGATCACGCTTATGAAATTTTTAAACGCTGGTATGTTGATGGAAAAATTTACTATCACGTTATTATAGATGAAAAAAATCCTAAATTAGGTATTACTGAACTTCGTTATATTGATCCACGTAAAATGCGTAAGATTCGCGAAGTAACAAAAAAACGTAAAGAAGCTTTTACACTTTCTGTTAATAAAAATGAATATTACATGTATAGTGAAAAAGGCTTTCTTTCAGGTTCTGTTGCTGGAACATCTACTGATTATATGGCTGCATCTGGATTTAAGATAGCAGCTGATTCAGTTCTTCATACTACATCCGGTCTAACTGATCAAAATAATTCAACAGTACTTTCGTATCTTCATAAAGCAATTAGACCTCTTAATCAATTAAGAGTGTTAGAAGATGCTACAGTTATTTACCGTATATCTCGTGCTCCTGAACGTAGAATATTTTATATTGATGTAGGAAATTTGCCTAAGGTAAAGGCAGAACAATACGTTAGAGATATGATGGTTAAACACAAAAACCGTTTAATTTATGATCAGTCTACAGGAGAAGTAAGAGATGATCGTAAATTTATGTCTATGCTTGAAGACTATTGGCTACCTCGCCGTGAAGGCAATAAGGGCACAGAAATTACAACACTGCCCTCTGGTCAAAATTTAGGTGAACTTGCGGATGTTCTCTACTTTCAAAAGAAACTTTATAAGTCATTATATGTTCCTGTTTCTAGAATAGATCCAGAAACTCCTTTTGTTCTTGCAACTGAAATTTCTAGAGATGAATTAAAGTTTTCTAAGTTTATTAATAGACTTCGTAATAGATTTGCAGATTTGTTTTTAAAAGCATTAGAAAAACAACTTCTTCTTAAGGCAATAGTGTCACAAGAAGAGTGGGATGCTATTAGAAAAACAATTAAATTTGATTTCCAAAGAGATAATCATTTTACTGAAATTAAAGATGCAGAGCTAATGAATAAGCGTGTTGATTTAGCCAACGGATTGCAAACTTATGTTGGCAAGTATTTCTCTAATGATTATATTAGAAGAACTGTATTTAAGCAAGACGATGATGATATTGTACAACAGGATGAGTTAATTAGTGAAGAGATGTCTAGCGAGATTTATAATCCTCCGGCGCCTCAAATGGAACCTACAGATAACCCATCACAACCTCCAATAGAACCTTCAGACGACAGTACTACCTAATTAAATAGACCCTGCAACTTATTTTATATAAATATATTATACTTAATTTTTCAAGGAGATCCATATGTCATCGTTAAAAGATCTTATTAATTTTGCTGTAACCGGAGATGCTACTAATCTTAAAACAGCATTCAGCGAATTAATGGCGGATAAAATTGTTGATAGAATTGACAATTTTAAACCACAAGTAGCGGCTGATATGTTTAATATAGCACCTGAAGTTCAGGAAGAAGGCAAAAAGACAGATCATGATAAAGATGGTGATAATGACTTTGCCGATATTCAAATTGCTCGCATGAAAGCAAGTGGTATGAAAAAGTCAGCTGCTGTTGCTATGACTAAAGATAAACCTTATAATGAAGAAGTTGAAGAACTTGATGAAATTTCTCGCAAATTAGCAACTGCATATTTACAAAAGACAAATCCAGATTATAGTACACCAGAAGAAAACAAGAAGAGAGACCCTGGTCGTAAATTAGCTCTTGGTAAAAAGTGGGGCCAAGCTCTGGGTGTAAATGTACCGAAAGTATCTGCTACTGAGGAAACTAAATATGTTGACGAAGCTCGTCGTCCAGGCAGACCTTCAAAGAAGTCAGATTCTACAGAAAATAATGATGATCCAGAAGATAATCCTCCTTTTCTTAATCAACTTCATAAAGCCAAACAATTAAATAGAGTGCCAGACGCTAAAGAAAGTCATTATTCTATTGCATTTGCCAACGGCCCACAAGCAAAGATATCTGCATCACATGCTCACGATGCTATTATGATGATTGACAATCAAAGAACTACAGCACAAAAAGATGATATGACTAAAAATCTTTCAAAAAGTCACGATAGTTTTAAACAATTAATCGGCGCTAAGTAAGAGGGTATAATGGCAAAAAAGTTTTCAGATTTAATAGCAGAATTGTAT